GGTGTATAAGATCGCGCCTGCAGTCCGTCTTTGTCGTAAGTCGGACGCAGGGTGCGCAAGAAAGCTCGGGCGTGGAAATGCTCCACAATACGCTCACGGACTGCGCCCGAAGCGGTCTGCTCCTTCTCAGCCCTGAGGAAGGTCAGGCGGTGGGTGAAAGCTCCTGCATTCATCGCTCCAAGCGGTATTTACCGATGAGAGACCCGATGGCAAACGGAAGCTCTGTGACACGCCCTACCCTGTACCCCTCTCGGTCAGCGTAGAAGCGAGCTACGAGCATCCTCAGAGCGTGACGCAGGGGTGCAGGCAAGTCTCCAGCACTCGTCTCCACAGTGTAAAGCTGTCGATTGAGTAGCGTAGATAGATGCTCTTCGGCTGTGTCAATGAGCTCACTGATGAAGTCGTCATCCTCTTCGTGCTCTACGTTGAGGTGCTTCTTCGCTTCCTCGAGAGTGATATATGTGGGCATAGCTTACTTACGCTTTACGCTTCAAGCAGGCGAACGCTTCTGCACGGAGGACCGTGAGAGAGTAGTCGCCATTAAGAGTGAAGTCCACTCGGTCTTTCTTGCCGTCGTATTGTGCTGCCATACGATCACCCTCCCCATGATGTGCAAGTACTGCATAGGATAGCACACCAAAGAGAATAGCGTCATGTGGCATAAACGTAGTAGACACTACTCGATACCCATTCATGTACCCGTTCTTGAGGATCATCTCAGGGTTGCCCTTTTCGATAGGCGTACTCTTGAGCATGCCATAGGTCTTTGGATGCACGAAGTAGGCGGCACTTTCGTCTGACTCTACATCCTTACCTAACACCTCGGTTTCTAGGTCTACGACCTCGGCAAATGACGGTTTTACCGTGTTACTCCATGAACTTGCAATTGGAGCGGCGTATGGAGTAGCAAGGATAGACCCAATACCATTGTTTGGAGCCGCAGGTGCGGTCTTCGCAAATAGGGCAAAGTTGAGGGCCTTACCCACGGCCTTACCGAGTCTTGAAAGAACGATATTACGCAGGTTCTTATTAGTACTACTAATAGCCTGCGATGTCACTGGCACATAGACACCAACACGCTCAGACTTAGCAGAGATCTTACTAAGATCGATGTTCTGGTCTGAGAGGGCGACATCCTCACCTGCAATGGTAGCCGTAACGCCTGCAAGCACTGGCCATACGGGCTGACCAACTACACCAGATTGCATCTTCAGACCGACCTTGGTGTGAACGAGCTCAGCCTCAAGAGGCTGGATTACATCCTGGATCACCGTAGGCTGAGCCGCCTGAACATTTGCCGACATCGTGGTACTACGCTCCTCGATTGGGACTTCCTGCCTTGTAGATATCGCTCGTGAAGCATCTTCGATGAAGCGCTTAGCTAGTTCATCTTTGTTGTCCTTGGCATTCATGTCCATAGCCTTGGATACTAGCTCGTTGATGCTTCGCTCCTGCAGATCTTCGCTAACTCGGACCAGCTCGCGCTCTTCATCTTCGGTCAGCGCACCAGCGTGGCGCTTACCCTGCAGCTCCTTGAATCGCACGTGCAATTCGTGCAGCTGTTCTTGTTCCTTTGTCATAGTTAATTGGTTAAATGGTTAAAGGTTGGACTTGGTTATGTCAGCCCAGCGAAGAGCGCGCTCTGCCAATGGCGTACGAGCAACTGGCTCGGGAGCTTCCTCGGGGGTCGTTTCTTCTTGGACTGGTTCGGGAGTAGGCTCTTCGGTTGGCTCGGGTAATCTTCGCTCCTCATCGAGAGCCTGCTTTGAGCGTTCTGCAGATGCAGTGGTTGTTGGATAGGCGGGGGTGCTTACAACCGACACATCACCGAGATAAGAGAAGTGGTCAATGTGTCGAAGCCACGTACCGTCAGAGAGCTGCTCCCAGCGAGTGTCGCCTTTCTTCACACCGAAGAGGAAGGACGACCCTCTGAGGTCACCCCTGCGAAGTAGCTCCAGCGTATCATTTCCTAACTGCGTGTTGGGTGCTTCGAAGCGGTATTGCAGTCCACGCTCGGTAATGGTTAGCTGGAGGCTTCCACCCCCGTTGGTGCTTCGTGCAAGCAACTGCTTTCTGTCGTGTTCGTAGAGGGCTAAGACATCAGACGAGCGGAGAAGCTCTTCGGTCACTGCGCCCTGGTGGACAATCTCACGAAACGAGCGGTCTTCCCACCAGTCGTACATCACTTCACTCTCTTCATCGTAGACGATAGCAAGCCCCTCGATGGTGCGCTTCTCTTCACCCACCAGAGAAGGGGCGGAGAGCGCACTGTGGCTACTCCTTCGCTCGTATATGTTGTCGGTCTTGCTCATAGGTTTTGGCTTTTGGCTTTTACCTAACGTAGATACGGCTACTATTTGACCCCACTTTGCGCACCCTTGTCCTCTTTTTCGCCTTCGGGATGGAGCTCTTCGATGCTTGGGCGTGAGGAAATCGGAGCTACGTTGCACGAGATAAAGAGCTGATCCCCTCCTTCCAGTGGCTCTCTGTCCTCGAAGATGCGCCCTTCGTTCGGGGTCATTACCCCAGCCTCCACACTGCTCTTGACATAGTCTGCTCGTGTGCGCAGGTCGGTGGCAAACAGCCCCGAGAGGTCAAAGCGTATGCGCTCCGTGGTGCGCCTTCCCCGTGGGATCAGCTTCGTGGAAAACTCCTGCTCTATCTGGCGAAGGAAGGGGCGAAGCGTCTGGTTGAGGAAGTTGATTTGCGAGTTCTCCGCCTCCTTGTAGTTGGTGCTCTGGTCAGCAAAGACCATATAGGGATGCACCCCGAAGAAGCGACACACATCCAAGACCGAATACTTGCGCACCTCCAAGAGCTGAGCATCCGAATTGCTCATAGAAGACTCAATAAACTGCATCGATCCTGAAAGGCGAATGATGCGCCTGCCCTCCGCAATCTCCCTATTCACACGATCAGCGACCTTGTCCGCTACGTCTTGGTCAAGCGCACCTAAGCCCTGTAGCTCATTGCCACCGACCAGGAAACCGCTTTTTTGGTTGCCCGAGAGAAGACCATCATTGGTCTGCTTGTCAGCGTTGGCACTCAGCGAGAGCGAAGACGTAGCGTAGCGAATAGTGGACACTCCAGTGTAGCCCCCATCGAGGCTCTTGTTCTTGAGGTGAATGATCTCGTCTGCAGTGTAGACCCCAGAGATGCCCCACACGTAGTCGGTGATTTGGTAGCGATTGCTCTGCTGGTCGTAGGCTACCGCCCCATCACTAAGAAGGATAAGGTCTTTGAGCTCACCACGTGCGGTCAAGCGTGGCAGGATATAGGCATTCCCCGAGAGAAGCAGCCTAATCATAGCATGCTGGAGAAGCGTGAAGAAGTTTTGACGCTCGTTGGCTTGCCCAGCGAAGAGGATATTGAGCTTGCTGTCTTCGTCAAAGGCGAAGATGCGCCCCGTCTTCTTGAGGTGCTGCACCTCGAGCGAGGCAATCGTTCCCGAGAGAATATCCACGCATCGATAGACGCTGGCAATAGCCATTGCGCTATCGGGGGAGGATACCGAAGCGGTGGGGAACTGAGCGATAAAGTCTTGTATGCGCTGAGAGGAGCAACTGCGCTGCTCTGTCTCAGCCTTGCGCTGGAAGAAGCGTGCGAAAATGGAAGGAAGGTTCATAGCCTATTATCGATACTGGTTAAGAAGTGAGAATGAATGAAGTCGCCCTCCTTAGGTGGAGAGGAAAACATACTATAGGTAATTGATTGAGGAGCAGAAGATTGGAGCAATGCATCTTCTCTGCAGTCGAAAATGGAGAAGTATATAGGAAAGTTACCTTTGAGGTGCGGCCACGTGAATGAGGGTGTTCCAAATCCATCAATGAAGCGTTCCCATAGTCTTGTCTTTTTTAGGAACTTCTGGTAAGTACGCCCTTGCCAAAAGCCCTTATGAAACGTTCCGATAAAGGCAGGGTGTATTTCATCAATGAGGCGAGCCAAAAACAAACAACAAGCCTCACGTGTGCCATATTTATCCACAAGAGCGTCAGCTACCCCTTTGGGCGTTTGGAAGTACGGAGGATTGGGAAAGACAATAGAGCCTTTAGCCCAGCGTAGTAGCCACTCGGGTAAAGGGGCATCTTGAAGGAAGTCCAATTGATAGACGCGGTGGTCTTTCTTCTCAAAAGCAGAGCACACATCTTCTATCTCGAGCGTTGTTCCCATTCGAAACCCACGATGATAATCGGGGATAGCATACAGCAACGCTCCCTCGCCATAAGCAGGATCGTAGAGTGCATATTCCTTATCGCTATAGAGCAAATCAACGCAGTAAACCTCCATAAGCTCCCAAGCACACCTGCACCATTCTTCAGGTGTATAAAACGCTCCTGTCTTTGCTCTGTGCGCTCTATCCATTTCCATAGCTATACGATCGTTTTGAAGTGGTTGAAAAGCCAAAAGCCCATAAGGCACGTGATCGCTCCGTCAATCTTGTCCGAAGCCACCGCCTTGACGGGCTTTCTATTCTCTAATCTGTCCTCATCGATTACCGCATTGCCAAAGCAGTAAGACGTGATGGGATTAGGCTCAAAGGTGATTTTGTCCTGAGATAGAGCGAGCTCAAAGGACATTACCGCAGTGTTAAACGAGCCATTAGTCTGCGGTATCGCCTCCAAATTCGCCTTGCCTACCTGCGGTGTAGAGCGCAGTAGGTTCGTAAACTCGAGTGCCTTGTAGGGGTCGTAGCCTATCTTCAGCGTGGAGAGAGGCTGACGAAGGATGGTCTCTACGATAAGAGGATAGTCGATGCTGTCGCCCTTACAGAGCGTCAAATAGCCCTCGTCAGCCCACCGCTTATACAGCTCTCTATTGACGTGCGTGGAGAGCATCCCTTCGGGGAAGAAGTAATGCGTAATAGCGTGGAAGGGACACACCGTGGTACGCCCTTCGGGGACACGACTTGGAGTATATACGAGGAAGGTAAGCGCACTGAAGTCGTCTCGCACAGACAAGTCCACAGCACACATAGCACGATAGCCACGAAGAGCTTCCATAGGGACGTGCAGAAAAGCCTTCTCGATGGTCTCACGTGGTATCCACAGCTCTCTCTCGTCACGAGCAAAGATGTTGAGTAGCTTGTTGCGGAATGCTTTCATATCCCCAGCGGTGAGCTGAGCCTTCGCATACTCAGCTTCGTAGTATTCGGGGCGCACGGTGACCCCTAAGTGCGGTTGCACCTTCTGCCACGTGTTCGGGTCGCCCTCTTCGTCATCTACATCTGGCTCAAAGATGTGTGCGAAGATGCTATCATTCTCCACCTCTCCGCGGAGGATAGACTTATAGGCATCCAGCATCTCCGTAAAAGGCGTATCGAGCTTGTCGCTGGCGGTGGTAATAACGAAGGTCAGGGGATTGCGCCTTGCACCCATCGAAGACGTTAGCACGCTTTTCAGCGCATCGCTCTCCGCCTGTGCGTACTCATCGATAATCACAAGCGAAGCATTCAGCCCATCCAAGCGGTCAGCTGCAGAGGACAAGCATCGGGCAATGGACATCTTCCCTGGCATTCGGTTAAAGACCTGCTCACGGTTGATCTTGAAGCGTCTGAGCTGAGGGTCAAGCGCACGCAGTATCTTCGATATTACACCGAAGCACACCTGCGACTGCTGATAGCTATTACTACCTACGTAGCTCTCAGCGTTGGCATCCCCATACAGAAGGTCATACACCGACAACGTAGCAATGGATGTCGTCTTACTGAACTTTCGTGGCACGAAAAGCAGGACATCTCGCACCAGCCTGCGCTCTCCGTCTTCATGGTAGAACCAAAAGATATTCGTGAATTGGAATACCTGCACTGGAGTGAGCTCAAACAGCACCATTCCCTCCGCAGAAGGCAAGCGTATATGCTCGTAGAAGGCAATGAAGTGCAGTACCTTCTCGTCACGAAGAACGTAACGCTCTACTTTGTGCAGGAAACGCTCTATGGAGAGCAATTCATAGACGTTGTGCTTCTTCGGGTGCTTGATGCACTCACGTATATAAGCAGATAGCCTCTTATCGAGCTTATCAAAGCGTCTATAGGGTATCTTAGCCTTCTGCAGACGCTCTACGACTCCGCTTTTGAGTGCGGTCGCTTCGCTTGGACTTAGTTGCTTGCTCATATACCTGCTGAAGAATGTAGTTGAGCTTGTCTACTTCATCGCCACTGGTGAATTTGGCGGTGCGCACCGTCATCTGTAGCTCAGATAACTGCGCACGAAGCTCTTTTGAAGACTCCAAGAAGACAGACCACGCTGGATTAGCACGCTTGCGAGAGTCGCCCTCACGGCTAAACTCTTCCACCACGACACCATCAGACATCAGCACCGCATACGCCTCAGCGCATACCCCCGACATCTGCGCTGTTACCGTTATCATCGGCTCGAACGCTGGAGAGTATGCGTCAAGGGCTTTAAGCCCCTCACGAAGGAAGTTTGCGATTTCGTCTTGGGTCATTTGCGTGAAATCTATACATACACGCATCGATTTCCTGCTTTTTGACCCCACTTTACCCCCAAAACCTTTTGACCACCCCAATACCCCCACACAACTCCAGCAC